GACGACATTCGTGTGGCAGGATAGCTCCGTCGGTTGAAGAGAGGCAAAGCCGGGAGACTGGTGTACGGAGATGAATGGGAGCAAGTACAAAACTTAGCAAAAGCATGGGCGTACGGCGGTGTTAAAAAAATAGATGACGCAACACTGCAGCGCATCATCTCTCAGAATCCAGACTCAGGCATAGTGCAAACATTGCGTAGCGTTCGTGATGCACAAGTTGGATTGGAAGAAGCAGCGCAGTCTAGCATATTGAAAAGACTAAACGAAGGTAAGTTAGATCCTGAAGAAGCGGCAGCAGCTATCACAGCTAAAAACATAAGCCGCGCTCAAATGAACCGTATTATTAAGTTTTTTGATGATGACCCCGCAGCACAAGAAACTATAAGACGAACAATTGTAAATGATATTCTTGGATCTGTAGATGAGGACATCTTTATAAACGAAAAAGCTGCGTATTCATTACGAAACGCATTAGATGCTTACAAACCAGAAATGCTTAATAAAGTGTTAGGCGAACAAACTGTCAAAGATATAAAACAAATGGCAGATGATCTTGTTTTCTTGCGTGACACAGGAGCTAGAGGTGCAGGTTCTCTTGCTGCAGATGCAATTAGAACTGGTCAGTTTACTAATCCTATGAAAAACATACCGAAAGCAGGACGGTTCCGTGTATTAGATTACATGATGAACAACCCAACTGTCATGCGCCGTGCGCTAGAAGTCAAAGCAGGCAGAACAAGTCCGCAGGCTGCAGCCCAAAGTCTAACCCAAGCTCTTAATGAGTCAGCAGCGCAAGTAACTGGTAGTGGTGTTCCGTTAACACAACGAGCAGCAGGCGTTGCAAAAGGTGTAGGAGCTACACTTGGCGCAATCAATCGTGGTCAAGTAGCAACCCGTCAAGGTATAGGTCAGCTATTAACTTCTCCTCAACAAGTAAAAGGAGTTCCGCCCGCAGAGCCGCCGAAGTCTGGACCTACAACCCGAACAACTGTTCCTAAAGTTCTTCCTGGCCTGCAAGATCCTGGCGGGCCATCAATAACCCGAACGATTGATCCTAGATTTGTACAACAGCAATTATCTATGCGGGAAAGAGCAAAGCGAAATCCATATGTCGCTGCATCATTATTAGGTGGTCTAGGAAGTGCAGGACTTCTTTAATCTTCAATAACAGAGCTAATGCCAGTAAATCGTGCCACGCTTGAAGATTTTTTATTAAGACCCATACGGTCATATTCATCATCCACTATAAGGGCAAGCTGATTTAAAATATTTCTACGTTGACTTTTAGCTATCTCAACAATTTTCTCATAAGTGTCAGGTTTGACACCAATTGACTTGTATTTAACTGATGTAGGCACTAGAATAACTCCCATAATGTTGCCAAAAACAATATACAATCCTAAACTTAGAAGGTCAAGAACCAAGTACGGTAACAAGAAAACTGTTGTCGATGGTATTAAGTTTGACTCTAAGTGGGAATCACAAAGGTATCTATATCTAAAGTCATTAGAAAAGGCAGGTCGCGTCATAAACCTGAAGCTACAACCTAAGTTCGATTTAGTAGTTAACGGTGAAAAGATTTGCGCTTACATAGCGGATTTTGAATACGATAAAGAAAATGTACACGGTGCATGGGAACATATTATCGAAGATGCAAAAGGTGTAGAAACCCCTGAATTTAAACTAAAAAAGAAGCTTATGAAGGCAGTTCATGGAATAGAAATTTATCTTTCCAAAAAAAAATAGTTGACATGTAATTATATTTACCCCATGTATAAGGCTCTAGAAACAAAAACATGGTGAAAGATATGGACAGTAATCAACTGTTCGAGCGACGAGATGAATTGCGTCATGTCATTAATGAACTGAAGCAAGAACTCAAAGACCTCGACGAAAAACTATCAGATACTTTTTTAGATACAGCCCGTGATGCTTTACGCGCAGACGGTAAAGACTTTGGTACTACGCACATTGTATCAGGTAACAAAAAGCTTAAAGCCGTTGTAAGAAAGAAAGTTTCTTGGGATCAAGAAATGCTGCTTACTACATTAAATGGTATGGACCCAGACGATGCAAAGCACTACGGCAAAATTAATTTCTCAGTAGAAGAGAGAAAGTATTCAACCGCGCCACCTGCAATTCGACAGAAGTTAGAAGAATGCCGCACAGTCGAAATCGGTGGCTTTACAATCGAAGTGGAAAGTTAAATGAGTCTTAAAATTATCACTGCTGATGAGAGATTAGCAGAAAAACGTGGACATAAAATTGTTGTGTGTGGACAGAGCGGTGTAGGTAAAACTACACTTGCTCGAACACTAGATCCTAACACAACTTTGTTTATGGATTTAGAAGCAGGTGACTCTGCAATTGAAGGGCATCCTATTGATGTTATTAGGCCTATCACATGGCCTGATTGTAGAGACTTTGCTTGTTATCTTGGTGGTCCGAATGTATCATTGTCAGAAGATCAGCCGTATGCGTCAGTACACTATGATCAAGTCTGTTCTTATTTTGGCGATCCGAAGCAAACAATCAGTAAATATGATACGTTGTTTATTGATTCTATTACAGTCGCAGGACGCAAGTGTTTCCAGTGGTGTTTACAACAGCCAGAAGCACGTTCCGAAAGAACTGGGAAGTTAGATACAAGGGCAGCATATGGCTTACATGGTCGTGAAATGCTTGCTTGGCTAACGCATCTACAACATATTCGTGATAAGAACGTTGTCTTTGTCGGTATTCTTGACGAAGTAACAGACGATTACGGACGCAAACAGTATGCCCTACAGATTGAGGGCAGCAAAACAAGTCGTGAATTGCCAGGAATTGTTGACGAAGTTATTACAATGGCAATCATGTCTAGTGATAATGGGCCTTATCGTGCATTTGTTTGTGGCCCATTAAACGAGTGGGGATACCCTGCTAAAGATAGATCAGGTAGACTTGATCTAATTGAAGAACCGCATCTTGGTAAATTAATTTCTAAGATGAATAATAATCCAAAAAATCAAAATCTACATTTTGTAGATCCTGCATCAGTAGAAGGAGAAGCAAATGCTTAATTTAAATAATGTGCAGCAAGAAGAAAGGCCAGAATTTTCACTTATTCCTGCAGGAACAGTATGTCGTGCAGTAATTGTGGTAAAAATGGGTGATGTTGAAATTCCAGAATTTGGTAATGGCGTATGGTTTAAAAAATCTAGAACGTCAAACGCCAAGTGGCTTGAACTAGAGTTTACTATTATTGGTGGCGATTATGATCGTCGTAAGTTCTGGGATCGTATCTTTGTCGATGGTGACAAAATGAACGATAACGGTGTGCCAATGGCAAAAGAAATTGGATTAGCCACGTTGCGTAAAATTATCGACAGCGCACATGGGCTAAGTCCATTAGATATGTCAGACGCGGCGCAACAACGCAGGAACATCTCAGGTGTTGGCGACTTGAACTCAATGGAGATTTGCGCTAAAATTGGCATCAAGAAAGGCAACGGTGAATGGGCTGATCAAAATAAACTTTTGGTTGCATTGACACCTGCGGACCGTGAATACATTGGCAATGGTAGTGCGCCTGCACAACAGGCTCCTGCAGCGCCACAGCAACAGGCTCAGACTGCGGCACCTTCACAAAATGGTGCGGCTCCGTCTTGGGCTAATCGGTAATCTAGCGGCACAGGTTTCACCATACCTGCTAGACCACGGACGGGGGGCCGTGGGCCTAATTCCCCCCACCATTACATTTGGAGATAAATATGATGCTGCGCCCATATCAAGAGGTCGCTATTGCAGATGCATGCAAGGCTCTTGATAAGCATAAGAACACAATTGTTGTTGCTCCTACTGGGGCAGGGAAAACAATTATGTTATCTGCGCTTGTCGGGAAAAGATTTAAAAATGGAGACAAGGTTCTTGTACTCCAACATAGAGATGAACTTGTCGATCAGAATAAATCCAAGTTCGAGAGAATTAATGACCGAATCACAACTAGTATTGTAAACGGTACTACTAAAGAATGGCATGGCGATGCTGTTTTTTCTATGGTGCAAACCATTTCGCGTGAAAACAATTTAGAAAAACGTCCTACATTTGATATGGTTGTGGTCGATGAAAGCCACCACGCCGCTGCGGATACATATGTTCGGGTTATTGACGCAGTGAAGGCGGATAATCCAGACGCACAGATCGTTGGTTTTACGGCAACACCTAACCGTGGCGATGGTAAAGGTTTACGAAAAGTATTTAACAATTGCGCTCACCAGATTGAGATAACAACTTTAATTAGAGAAGGTTTCTTGGTTCCACCACGCTCATATACAATGGATTTGGGTGTAAGCGAACAACTACAGAACGTGTCCATGAAGGGCAAAGAATACGACATGCATGAGGTTGAGGCTATTATGAATAGCGAAGTTCTCAACAAACGTGTTGTAGAAGAATGGAAGAAACTTGCAGGAGACCGCAAAACAGTAGTGTTTTGTAGCACAATTAGACACGCCGAAGATTTATTAGAAGAGTTTGTAAGAGGCGATGTAAACGCCAAAATGGTGACAGGAGAGACTCCTAAAGACGAAAGGGCAGAAACTTTACATGGGCTTGCTCACGGTGACGTACAAGTGGTTGTGAACGTTGCTGTTCTTACGGAAGGGTTTGACGCCCCACCTGTGTCTTGCATTGTCTTAACAAGACCGTGTTCTCAAAAGGGAACAATGGTACAGATGATTGGCAGAGGCTTACGAACAATCAACCCAGAAGAATTTCCTGGCACTGTTAAAACAGACTGTATTGTTCTGGATTTTGGCACAAGCATTATTACTCACGGATCATTAGAGGACAATGTTAATTTAGATGATCGTGAAAACAAAGGCGTAGCACCTATAAAAGTTTGCCCAGAATGCGAAGCAGAAATCCCAATGGGTACAAAAATCTGTCAGTTTTGCGGACACTTGTTCGAGTCAGAGAAGCTAGAAAAAGCTGAATTAGAACGCTTCAACATGACTGAATTTGATTTAATGCAAATGTCTCCGTTCCGTTGGATTGATTTGTTTGGCGATAACTCATTGCGTATGGCTATGGGATTCGACGGATTTGTGGGCGTTGCAAACACAAAAGAACTATCAATTGCGTTTGGTAAGACTCAGAAAGGAAAAGTTAAAATCCTATCGGTAGGTAAGCCACCTCAAGCTACGGCAGCAGCCGACGATTTTTTAAGAGAAATTGAGGACAGCGACTCAGCTAAAAAAACAAAACGTTGGCTTGATAACAGAGCAAGCGACAAACAGATTGACCATCTACGCAGGCAGGGGATTCAAGTTAGTGGATTTGACTTTTCTTGGACAAAGTACAAAGCTGCATGTGCATTAAATTTTTTATGGAATAGAGAGTCAATTGAGAAAGCAGTAGAGAGGCATTTATGAAGGACGTAAAAACGCGATGGGCAGTATATGATGACGGACTTAAAGTCTGGTATGACGGAGAGTTAGTTGCAAAAATAGATCCCGAACAATTCCCTCACATTTTGGCAGAAATAGCTGTATACTTACGGCACAAGTATGCGGAAGGGTCAGGGGCATGGCAAGATTTAAGATGACTGTAATGTATGCCAAGCAAAAAGCTAATCTTCACACATATTCTGAAGAATATGATTACACTTGTTATTGCTCGGACTCACGTAACATACCTGAAATTCAAAATACAGTTTCCGAAGTAGTTGATTATGAGATTTTAAATTCAGATGACGAAGTTTTGTTCGGGTCAGCAACAATACAAATAAAAAAAGGCCAGGTTATAATAATGAATTTTAAAAATGAAAAGTTTGATGACGAAGAGTTAGATGACTTAATGGATTTGATTATATCACCAGAGGAGACAATGCATTGAGTAAAATGGATGAAGGGGCAATACCTGAATTAGCATATCTGTTAAGTAAGTTTGGTTGGGAGACCAGATTTTGTGACTTAACAGAAGATCAAGTTCATGTATTAGTATTTGGAATACAAGAGGCAAAAAAACTATCTGAGGAGATTGACATTGGCGAACTCGAAGAAAAGTACTTTAAGTCAACAGGTACTTACCCAATTACATGTATCCCGTTCTGATCCAATTACTGAGGCAATAGCAGAAGCAGTAGATAATGGAATAAAACAACAGGAAAGGAAAAGAGAAAAAAGAAAATATTTAGGTGCATCTAGTATAGGAGATGATTGTGGAAGAAAAATACAATACCGCTACATGAACTATACAGAAGATGAAGGTTCAGGATTTACTCCAAGAACATTGCGTATCTTTGAATTTGGACACAACATAGAAGATTATGTTGCGAAATGGATAAAAGACGCAGGGTTTGATTTAAGAACAGAAGATAAAAGTGGTGAACAGTTTGGTTTCTCTATCGCAGATGGCGAAATAAGAGGACACATAGATGGGGTGATTTGTAGTGGCCCAGTTGATATGGGATACCCTGCTTTGTGGGAAAACAAATCAGCTAACGATGCTAAGTTCAAAGCTTTTCAGCGCATGGGAGTGGCAAAAGCTAATCCTACATACGCTACACAAGTTGCTCTTTATCAAGCTTATATGGACTTAACTGATCACCCTGCGCTATTTACCATAGTCAACAAAAATACATCAGAAATATACTATGAACTGATAGAGTTTGACAAAGAATTGGCTCAATCAGCAAGCGACAGAGCAGTAAATATCTTGACCGCATCTAAGGCAGGTGACATTCTACCTCGTATAGCAAGCAGCAAAGACTTTTATCTTTGTAAATTTTGTGAGTTTAGGGAGACCTGTTGGAAGAAATAAAAAAAAACTGGCCCTGCAAAAGGAAAAAGGGCCAGTTTTAAGTCACATCAAAAAGAAGGAAATACCTTACAAGGATCAATATAATGCGTTTAACAGTAGTTGGCAATACATCATCTAGGGATATCGTTAAAGAAATATCCGAAAAAGTTCCGTCACATATCCAAGTAGATGCCCTGAAACGGGCCTATGTAAATGGTAAAATTGTTCGGAATGAGTTCTTGTTAGGCTCGTTGGCAGGCGAAGCAGGACAATCTCTCAAGATAAACATAGATCCAAGCAGCCCAAATTTTATGATGGGAATGGATTTTAATACTCAAGAAGGTATCGGGGGTATTACTAAAATATTAATGGCGGCATACAATTGGAGAGTAAAAGACGTAGCCGAACATTTTAAAGAATACCTAGATAGACCCGCAGCAGCCAGGGTAGAAAACCCAATTAAGCCGAACATTTCTGATTCCGCCCAGGAAGTCGTGTCAACAGAAACCGAACAAAAGTCAGAAAAAAGACGGATTGACATAAATACGCCGCATGATGGAGAATACTTATATCTTTCAGAAGCAGGAGAGATACTTTTTCAAGTTCGCAGGTACCTATCAAGGGATCAGGTTGGCGAAATTGTTCGGGGAAATGATGGGAAAGCAAAAAAAGAGTTTAGGCAATTTCCATACCTCGGAGAAAAAATCAGGCCGCTGTATAATCTACCAGACATTCTTGATAGTGACCGTATTATTTTCGTGGAAGGAGAAAAATGCGCGGATGCACTGACCAAACTCGGATATACCGCCACATGTACAATTGGTGGAGAAGGTATGCTTTCCGTAAAAACAAAAAACAAATACGACTTCTCACCTCTTAACGACAAAGAAGTTATAATTTGGCCCGATAATGATGACGCAGGGAAAAAATATGCGAAGTTAATTCAAGAATTATCACAAGCAGCAGGTGCAAGATCAGTTACGCTCCTGAATGTACCGCTTGGTAAGCCGAACAAATGGGATGCAGCAGATGCTATCGAAGATGGGACTGATATAGCAAAGTTCCTAAATAGCCCTGTTCATGTAATTAAAAAAAGGCTTTCACTAAAAAGTCAGCACCTCTTAATTCAAAATCAGTTCGCAGGCGCAGCACCCGAACAAAAGTTTCTAATCGGAGACACAATACCTCTAGGCGTTCCCGTTGTTTTTGCGGCAGCAGGCGATAGTGGTAAGGGTATGATGACGTTGGATCTGGCTATGAAAGTTGCATCGGGCGAAGGAATGCAAAATTCTTTCGGGGGATTAGTTGCACAGCATGGGTCAGCAGTAATCTTATCGGCAGAAGATGACAGAGATGAGCTACATCGAAGGGTCAGCAGGCTAGATCCTATGAACAAACGTTCGGCTTATCAGCATGACCTGGTTGTTGTGCCGTTACCGAACGAAGGCGGTGTGTTTCCAATTATGAAAAAAGAGGACAACTCCTACGTTGTTGATGATGAGTTTACAAATATATACGAAGAAATCTTGCAGATGGAAGATCTGGCATTAATCGTAATTGATCCAATGGCATCGTTCGTACACGCAGATGTAAACGCAGATCCTGCGGCAGGCGCGGCATTTATGGGATTGCTTGCACAAATGGCAACTGAAACTGGGGCAACGGTTATGGTCAATCACCACATGGCAAAGATCAGTGACGGTGATTCTATCGAAACGCCAGAGCAAGCTCGTAACAAAATTCGGGGTACGTCAGCGATTGTTGACGGTGTTCGATCAGCGTTCTCTGTTTGGCAAGTTAAGGAAGAGACAGCGAGAAAAGTATGTAAAGACCTAAACATACCTTATGCCAGAAATGCAGTATTCGACGGGGCGGTTGTCAAATCTAATGGCCCTGCAAAAAGAGATGTTCGGCATTTCATCCGTAACCCGAACACAGGTTTGCTTGAGGATAGAACAATAGATGTAACGAACACAGGCAGATCTGCGATTCAAAAGAACAGAATTGAATACGTGTTTAGTTTTATTATGGACAGAGAAAACAGGGGCATACCTGTCACAAAATCTGGAGTTCATGACGGAATTTACGAAAAAATACAATCTGCGCCAGTTGATGATATTCCTGCAGGAAACCTACAAGGTTTAGGGCGCACAACGATTGAGGATTGCGTTAGAAAGCTACAGAATGAAAACAGAATCGACGCATACAAAAGAACCAGAAACGGCCCTCGTAAGTGGCTTGGGGTTGTTGGTGGTCAGTTAAATCAAGAAGAAAATAGTCTAGTTTTAGGAGAGTAGTATGAGACCTTTGGAAAGAGTAAAGTTGTTAGTGGACGAAAAGGTGCATTTAGAAGATGCAATAAGAATAATATGGAAACAAACATTAGAAGAAGAAAAGGAAAAAAAGAACGGCGCTGAAAGAAATGCAAATCTAAAAGGACTTCAATTGCACTTTGGAGAACCGCCACAAAAGAAAAAGAAAAAAGAAAAAGTTCAACCTGTTCCAGTTAGCGCAAAGATGCTGAATGCGCTTCTTCTTTCGGGAACAGATATAGAGAAAGCAGCAAGTATTATTGAGATAGATATAACTGATGCTAAAGTTTTAAAAGTAAAATATGACTTGCCAAAAAAAGGTTTTTAGCTAAGATTTAAAGTCGTGTGGGCGGTGTCAAAAAAACACAGGTTGGCTACCTTTTTTTCGCCCACACGGTTATATAATTTTATTGAAGTTCGGGATCAACTCGTAATTTAGGTTTAATTACACTTGACACATGATCTGTTACTTTACACCGCATGCTAATATCTTTTCCATACAATTCTAAAAGATAATTATACAAAGGGATTGTTGCGTCTGATTGCATCAATTCATAACAATGTTCTTCCCGTTCAAACCAGATCGTTGCTGTAGTATAGCCCAAATTGTTCGGGTTATCTCCCAGAGTGTAGGAAATAACCAGTGCTGTAAAATAATGAATCATTTTTTATCTCCATATAATTTGGTGTACCAGTTGGTAAAAGTCTGGTGATTGCGTAAACCGAGCAAGTCTGCGGCTTTCGTATATTTACCTTCAGCAGCTTCTAATGCACGGCTAATGTAATCCCGCTTAACATCGTCAATGGCAGAATAAACATCGTAATCGGGGATTCGGGTAACATTCTCGTCGTAATCAACCCGAACATTTTCCAGTTCTTGAACAAAGTCGTCCAAATCTTTTTGCGTTTTGACATCCCGCAGCCGTTCGACAACATACCAAATATCAACTCTTCCGTCAGCACTCATCTGTAAATCTCCTTGTAACAATCCGAACAAATTGCACCTGTCGGTCTGTCTGTCGGCTCTTCGCATTGTGTGCAAAGTTTTGGGACTTCGCCGCTACCTTGGCACATGTCACATTTTTCTTTTACCTCGTCGATATAACCAATATCACGGGTAAAGCTTTGTGGTCGGGATACGTCATAATAAACGTACCCGTCACCATCACAATCGGGGCATTTTGTATTATACAAGTTCTCTATCCTTCAGCTTAACTCTTATCTCGTTTCTAAGCCAACGTCTTGCGACATCCATCGGTAAGGTAATTCCGCTTTCTGGGATAGGTTTACCGTCTGGATATAGGTTCTGTCCTATGTTTACTTGCCAGTGTTCTGGATATATTTGATTAACGTTCGGATAGTCGCTAGTGATAACATTAGCGACATAATATTCGTTTCCATCTGTATCTTTAACCGTTTTCATTATACAAGTTCTCCGTCCTTATATTTGTAATTTACACCGTTTCTATATTCTCCTCTAAAGAGGCCACTTTCTTCGTGATAATCGGCATCGACTTGAATGCCTGTTAAAACAAGTTCATCCCAAATAAATAAAGGGACATCCCACGGCGTTTGACATTTGAAAGATAGAGTTGATTTATCATCAGCGTAATTAAACACCTGATCTTCCACACTTGAGACATCCCACTTGCAGTTCCAGTTGTTTAATCTCCAATTATACCAACCCTGACCATCTGAGTCGGGTTCTACCCACACCTTGCAAGGCATCGGTCTGACAAAATCGCAAAAACGATTATTATTTAAGCTCAAATTAAGCTCTTTTAATAATGCACCTGATCCAATCAAGTGCAAAGATTGATAACACCAATTAGGCATAATTTAGTTCTCCCCACTGTGTAGCCATTGCGTCTGCAATGCCTTTGTAAAATTTAGAGCGCAGCTTCCAACGGTCTGCACTCGGCGGCAATTTGTGGCATTCGTCACGGGCAGTTGACCCGTCAAGATTGCCCGTTCTTTTTAGGTTTGGCAAATTGCGTAGCCACAAACATGTTCGCTTTTTTACGTTGTCCGCACTATCGTCAGCCTCGGCAAACTCCCACGGTTGAACGCTTTGAGAAAACGGCTTGTAGTTTTTAATCCTAGCTTTTGCGTGTTTGTGCATGACAGGATTTTCCACCGCAACCATCGGGATATGCTCCACGTTCCAAACATCTGAAAACAAAGCAGCACCTTCATCTAGTTCGCGCCACATATCGTCTAGTGTTCGGTTTGGTGGTGCCTTGTGTAACCAACGCACACCACTGTTGCACAGTCTAGTGCATGGTGGATGCATCACAGCCAACAAATCCCAATCATCCATTGCCATAACGTTACGAATATCGTCTTGAATGTGGCGGTTTGTCGGGGTGTCCGCAGGTAGAATATCGCATGACCACGCATCATGACCTTGCTCTAAAAAGGCATCACGAACAATGCCAGAAGTTTCACAACCAATTAGTACTTTCATTATTATCTCCATAATTTACTAGATATGCGTCATGTAATATATTTTACATTAAAAGTCAATAGTAAATGTAAAAAAAATTACCCCCAACCGTTTCGGGTCGGGGGCTTCCTTAAATATGTCTAGTAAATAAGGATAAGTTGGGCAGAGTACTATGACCTGACTCTACAATGGTCCTAATATATTATAATAAATCGTAAGTCAAGCACTTTTGCAAAAAACCTGCAGCTTAAATAATCCGACAAATTGTTCGGTTTCCTGGGTGCAGGCAAAAAAAACCCCCGCACATTTCTGAGCAGGGGTCTAAAATATTCGGGTTATTTTGTTACCACCATCCAACGACAACTCCTAAAATCCAGAGAAAAACTAACGCAACTGAACAAAAGGCGATAACCCAATCTTGCCAATCAATTTTCATTTAACTTCTCCTTGAAAACAGTTTTAAATGCTTCGTTTAAGATTTTTTCCAACTCCTCGTCGGTCAGTGTTCTCCATCTATTAACAAAACTCATGCTACCAACTCCGCATCTTTTAAC